GTGATCTGATTGATACAGATCTACAGATAGTTTAATTGTAGAAGAACCACCGTCGTAGTTAACTGAACGTGTACCCGGATTTGCACCAGTAGTCGCATCAGTAAAACGAGCAAAGTCACTTACTAAGCGACGTAATGCTGTGTCAGCTACAAGAGTCAACGACTCAGTAGTACCAGTTGTACGGAATACACTTGTGATCAAGTCATTAAGTACGGACTCAGTGAATGCACCTTCTGTGCCTATATTCCAGATAGAGTCAGCTGGAGTACGGTAATCAGCTGGGACATCAGATGGGCCAGCGGAATCAAGCCAGTCACCTAGGCCACGAAGACCATAAGCTTGACCGGCACCGTTTTCAACAAAACGATTTTGAGTACCGATAAGGGTAGCTTCAACGTCACGTTTAAGTTCACGGATTGCTTTAGCTTCTGCTTGAGCAATTTTTGCTGGGCCGACTGATTCAACAGCGTCTTGTAAATCAGACACCATAAAGTCACGGCGGAATTTTTGAATATAGTTGCCTAAGCGAGCACGTCCAGAGAATTTGTCTGTAAACGCAGTTACGTCAGCACCCTCTTGTATACCAGAAGTTACTGGTGCACTGAGGCCATCAACAGTCCACTCAACAAAAGTAGCGTTAGCTTTGCTTTTATTGGCGGAAGAAAGAACCGGAGTTTCTTCTGGAGCAAGAATAGTCAAGACATCAGTCAAGTCTTCTCTGTTAGAAACAGCCGATCCGGTATTAGTAGTATCAAATGTATTTGAAAATGACATTGTATTTTATAATTAGGATTATCGGTTTTGTATTTGTTGTCTTCTCATTTCAGCGTAATCACGGGGACTGCCAGTATTTTTAAATCTACTTTGTAAATCTTTAAGAACTTTAGTTGTTTGCGAAGTTGGTTTATCTGATTTAGCGACTCCCGAGTTTCCCGTTTTTGTTGGGTTAATCGACGGTGCTTTACCAGTTTTGGTAACTTGTTTTGTTGGTGTTTCAGAGATAGGCTGTCTACCGTACATACTGTTAGTTGCGTGAGCAAACCAGTATTCTAGTTGACTAGATAATCCGGGAGATTCCTTATTAAGATATGTTTTTAATTTAGCATACCTAGGATCCCGCATTGTAGCTACGAAAGCTTGACGAGTAGCATTATCTTCTCCGTTCAACCAAGGAAGTTCTCTACGAGCTTTTGTGTCAAAGCTTACTTGTAACCTTTTTCCACTTTCTCTTTCATTAACTTTGTTTAATTGATCGGGCAAGAATGTTTTCTGTGCCTTTCGGGCATTCAACAAAGCTTTACGCACTTCTTTTTTCGTAACCTCTTTACCATCTATTTCTGTAACAACATCGTCGGCTGCGTATGAGTCGCTTTCAAAAAGAATATCTTCTGCCCATTCAATAGTAGAATCAATCTCTTCCGTTTTGGATTGTATATCTTGAATGTTTTCAAGGTCACCAAACGGATTGTCTTTGATTTCTTTTGACGGGATCTGTGATTGTTTTTGATTTTGCAACTGCACTTCTAAAGCGGCAGCTCGTTCCTCGGCAGCTTTGCGTCTAGCTGTCATCTCTCCGAATCTAGCTACTGCTCTACTACCAAGTTTGTCAGCCAACTCTTTGAGTTCGCCTTCCGACAAGTTATCCATATCCAACTGTGAAAGAACTGCTTCTTCAGATTGCGGTACGCTTTCCTCAGAGTTCTCTTGGGCTTCAACGTTTTCAGATTGCTCTTCTTCGTTTCCTCCCAGTCTACGTTGTGTAAATTCCTCTACTGACGTATTATTTATTTCCTCCGTTGTATTTTGAACTGGTTCAACGTCTCCAGTTGTGATTTCATCTGTCATAAGATTATGTTTTTGCTCCACTCCTTAACGCCGAGCGATGGCGATAAATACATTATAGCACAGTAGTCGTTAATTATTTAATGACTGTTGGTGTCTTACCTTTAAGGTATTCCAATCAGCCATTTGTATTATTTGATCGTACGTAATAATTCTACCGGATAACTGTTGAAGTTGATCTACGGTAGCATTGTGCATTTCTTCTATAGTTTCTTCTCGCAAACTATATATAACCTCAATAAACCTAGCAAAAGTTTCGTGGTTATGTAGGGACTTTATATCGTCGTTTAAATTATTCGTCATCTTCAGAAGGATATCCGGCTGTATTAAATTGATGATCTCCAACCATAAAGGTTCCGACATCTTGAGATGGATCGTACTTTGCTTCTCTTGTTCTAAATCCAGTGCCTTTTAAAACTTCTTCCGGTAATTTAGCTGCTTGTACAAAAAAGTTAGCCATTTCATCGTCACGTGCAAATACAATCATATTTCTAGCTAACTCTAAATCTTCTTCTGTAACCGGAGAATCTTGTTCGTTAAATTTTTTATTTTTTTCATCATACACGGCGTATTGATTGTCTGCACCGATAATATCCATAAAGCTTGGTTTTTTATTAGTACCTAAATTATACGTATACGGCGGAACTTCTCCATCATTAATTAAACGATGCCTATTGTGAATAGAGCGAGCTACAGCAAACATTCCATCGTCACCTTCACCTCTAGCTTCTAGGGCAACAGCCATAGCTAATCCCTCTAAGTCTTCTTGTTCTTTTTCTTCTAGGGCTCTTTTAATTCTAAGTTGAGCAAACTCAGCTGTGTTAACATTTTCTGGTTCTTCTGTATACATATTATGGTTCCATTTGTTGGGTTTGTGTTTCTCCAACTGAAGCTGGCTGTGTGCCGATTCTTCCGATTTGTGCATTTTCTTGTTGTTGCATTTGGAATTGGTATTGACCAGCATACTTTTGTAATCGAGCTGCAAACGACTGATCTGATTGTAATCGCTGTGCAATGTCTGGCTGAGAAGAATACTGCTGAATAAGCTGCATAGCAACTTGACCACCATTAGGCCGCGCTGGCATTTCAATACCGGAATATATTTTAGCAAGATCATCTGTAACGTTTTTCATTACCTCGTCTTGTGCTACTTGTGCTGGTTGTAAAATAGCATCAGCAAGAACTGGGTCTATGTTACTAGCAGCTACATCTAACAAATTGTCAATATTTATTCTACCACTTCTGTCTAATTGTGTAAGAGCAACAAGTGATTGTAATTTTTTTTCAGAAGTTTCTGGATCCGTATTTAATACATCGTAGGTAATGTTAATATCAAAGTCTTGGTTAGGATCACCTTTGCTAAGTTGTAATGATTCCGGAACTCCAGTTACCCTAAAGAATATACTATCCGGGCCAAATCTTTGAAAACATTTAAATGCCATTTTAAGTACATCAGATGTGTGTTTAAGAAATTTGTTTGTAAGAAATTGTAACCGTACTTGACTAGATGGGGACTGATCAAGGCCTACAAGCCTATCAGCTTGGGCTTCCATAGTCTTTTCCATCTCAACAGACCCTTGGTTGTATGAAGGCGTAGGAGCGAAGTCTAAGTCCCCTTTACGCCTATATGGAATCATACGTCCCGGCCCCCAATCACTTGGTGCTTGCCCGACGGGATGGAGGATCGGAGGTAGCGTCGATATGCTATTTCTATCAATGCGAGAATCTCGCTCAATCTTTACTTGGTTTTGTATGCCCCTAAGTAGACCGGGTATTGTTTGTACGTCATATAAACGCTTACTATCTTCGGATAGTTTAGTAACTACCACCGGATAGTCCTCGTATCCATTCATTAACTCGAACTTTGCATAACCTTTAGTTGTGTGGTCTCCGTTAAATTCTTTATGAAATATTGTTTGGTAAATACCTTCTGAGCCATCGTCTTCATCAATAAGTCTTTGGTAACCATATACTATCTCAATTAATTCCTCAGCTTCGTAAGCATTATCAGTAAGGGAAATACTTCTGCGGCCTTCTTGTTCTCTTTCTATAGAATCAATNTTAACGCCTCTGTAGTGTTCNATTATATAATCAACAAACTCTTCGTCCCAGCCGTCTGAGTTAACTTTATTTTTTAATTCTTGAGGAGTATAGTATGTTCTCCAAAAACAATATGGCGCACGCTGTGGGTCAGTTACATATGGAGGAAAAAAGAAATCTCCGTCCGGAGCTAATGTTTTAACTTCCGGTGCATTTACTTGCCTTCTAACAACCGGCAATTCCGCTTCACCACTTTTCCTTAATTCCTTTAATGCCTTCTTTGCTTTTTTGTCAGACACTCCATCAAACACTTGTTTAAAATATTCTACTAACTCATCATCTACTTTGCCGGATTCAATAGCCTCAAGGATATCTGGGCTCATTTGTCCGATTTGTTGTAGATTTAATTTTTGTAAAAAAGATCTGTCTTCTTTATGCCATCCCACGTAGGTTACTAACAACCCGCGTTCTAATAAATAATTAGCACCTAGTTCTATTTCTTGTAAAAATCTAGGGATATATCCAGAGGTAGCCATCCATTTTAAAAAACCGGATACTACTTTAGACCGAGCCATATCATCGCCGCCTACCGGGTAAGCTCTAATGTTAGCACGACTAAGGCTAGCCATAAACAAAGATACTAGTCGAGTAATACGTTCATCTATAGTATGTGCCTCCATATCGGATGCACCTTCCCACGGGAATGCGTCAGCCCCGTGTTTTCTGTGGTCACGGCTTTTGCCGGGCCAGAAGTTCCTACGATCATCATAGGAGTTTCTGCATAAGTCAAAGTATGACTCAAGCTCATTAACCGTTTGGTCATAAGCATAGCGTAAAGTTTTAACGTCGGGTTCCTTGCTTACATAAGTCAAGGAGTTTGAAATTGAATCACTGTCCATTTAATTTTTTTCTTACTGATTTAAGAATGTTTCGTAACAAGTCTTTAGGAGTACCTATTCTATCACACATATCCGAGTGCGACATTTCTATTGTATGTTCGTGCTTAATATATCGGCAAAACATCTCCCAAGCAACAAATCTATCTATTTGTTTATTACGCCATTTCCTACTGGACGTAATGTCGGGGCTAGATTCTTGTGTGGATATATCTGTAACTTTCTCCTTTTTCATCAGCTATGCATTCTACATTAACAACCTTTCCGATTAATTTTCCCCAAGATCTCCTAGGTATTAAAATTGGTACTCGTTTTTCTATTTCTTTTATAAACGCCCAGTTATAACAACGATTAGGACATTCTTGTAACATTTTAACCCGATAGTGTTTGGGTACTATTTCTGGTATATCAAAAGCTTCATCTAGTATTTTAATACCTTCCTCTCCGATCCAAGTGTTTTTACCCTTACCGGTTATTTCTTCTTGGGGTAGTTTGTCTTGTGCTATTTGTAAAGCTTCATTGAACTCCACATCATAGTCCTCTATTAGTTTAGTAAGTTTCGTTTTCATTAATAACCTCCTTGCGATTTTACCGTAGCCATCATTTGATAGCTGGTATAGTGATCGGGGCCTAACCCTCCATTGCTCATACGTAAATATCTAATTAAGTCAAAAAAATCCTTTAGGGCTTCATCCATTTTGCCATTAGAATTATAATTGATTAAGCTGTCAATCAAATTTTCACATCTTTTGTGAATAAAACATCTAGGCCTATTAGCCTCGTCTATGTCAGCATTTGGGTTGTAATGAAACCATTCGTCAACTGCCGTAATACCTATGTCTTCTGTCTTACCGTCACTGGGTACAAATATCATACCTTCATCTTCAAAACTAGCAAATAGATCTGTATTGTTTTCATTTTCTCTAGCAAAAAATCTGGAGTCACCTATTCGTTCCATTACATTTAAATTAAGGTCATCTTCTATTTCCTTGAATAACTCTACGTATCCTTTTACATCAAGTCCTATTTTTTTAGATGCTGGGCCGTACTTCCATTTAGGATCTCCGAACATAGCCCACTCTCCATAGGTAGCCCTATCTGGCCAGTCACATATAATGTACACGTCTTCATTGTCGTTTACTGCTGCCCACAAAGCCGAGTAGTTCCGGGCACCAGCTGGATCCACCACTTGGTATACTGTAAAGTCCTCGTTGATTTCGGGGAACTTCATCCCGTATTTGTTTTCCTCATCACCTAGTACATTGACCTCCGGGGAAAATAAAGGTAGCAGCGAGGTCATTGACTTTACCGGAATCCCGTAGGCACGTACCATTATGTCGCTTTCCGGCCGTCCCCTTAGATCNTTGGCTATACGNTCATAGCCACCGAATGGATTCTCGTCGGAATGCAAGTAACATATAGATGCGTCTCTATCTGGGCTGTACTGCGTAATCGGCACTTGTTTATTTCCTATCAATGCAGCCGGTTTTGTTTCAAGCGTTTCAGCTCCCTTGAGGTACTCCGATATAAATGGGGTATACCCATCGATAGGCGTAAAGCCTATAAGCAGCTTAGAGTCCCGTGTAGCTAATCTAAAGCGTAATGTATTTACTAAGGTTGAGTCCCCTAGGTATTCATCGAGCCAAGCCCCTATATTTAAGGAGCCCGGACTTGGGAAGCCGAACTCAAAGCCCTCTAAGATAGTCTGGTTATTGCTGAACTGTGTGTAGGTCTTGAAGTCCACACGTGTTCTAGTATCCGGAAAAATAAAGGACTGGCCAGTAAAACCATTTTGCATAGAAAAATTAATATAGCCCTCTATGCTCTTAGTCTTTTTCCGAAACTCCTTGGGCATCATTTCCCACATAGCAGCTTGCTGTACCTTGACTGATGTGTCAGCGTTCTGGCTGAAGCATACTACGTGCCCGTCTGTGTTCTCAGTAACGGCTTGCATAACCATCTTGGCACATCCAGTTGTTTTTCCGGATCTGTTNCCACCTAGGACTAANCATTCNTTGTAGCTATTGAGACCGAGTCTCATTCTCTCCCAACCGGCTAGATCAAACCCGTGNCGTAGTGGATCTTGTTCCGCTCCCCGGATCCGGCCCTCGTGGGCTTTGTGTAACTCAGTAAGTAGCCTAGGGTCATTCTCTGCAAGGAATAGTATCTCCTCGTCAGTCGGTGGTTCTACTATTGGGTGCTGTGTAAACTTTAATTCCATAAAGAATCATCTTCGGATATATCGTCAGAAAGATCTTCTTTTTCCCAGATTATATCTAAAGTGTCGCTTTCCATATCCTTGTATGTTTCGGCAATAAGCATTCTACCTACCCGGTGATTAATGTAGTCATAGAACAAATCACCCTCGTCATCCATTACTATAAACATATAGTTAGGAAAGTGCTCCCCTAGGTTAGCCCGGATTCTGTCAAACAATTCGTCGTGGTCTTCAGTTATCATCTATATCTATTACCTCAGCGTTTTTGATTTTCTTTATACGTTCACGAGCAGCTTTGATTGTCTCCTCGTAGTCCTCTTGAGTATACACCCTTCTATCCTCAGTTATGTTAGTAGCTTCACCCCTAGCAGTCAAAGCCTCCCTAGCAGCGTTGGCCTTGGCTATTGACAGCTCCTTTAGATCCCGGAATGTTGGCTCCAGCTGGCCGGTCTCCATCCGGTTCCGGACTTCTTGTATAAGATCCTCCTCTAAGGAGGACATATTAAAATAATTCTTAGCAGCTATCTTTCCGGCCATATCTTTAAACTTACCTACGTGGTCAACGTAATCAGTAAGTACACTTATAACCGTAGCCCTTTCGTATCCATACTTTCGTACTAACCTAGTTTGACTTGTACCTATACTATATAGATAAAGCATTTGTGCTACCTTGTCCGGATTGTGCCGGCTTAGGCTACTCATCTTGTTAACCTCTTTAGTATCAGCAACTTCCCGGATTGACTTAGCTATTTGTTCTACTAGTTCTGTTTTTTCTTCCATTTATTTTTAATTATTTATCTTTTTTCTCGACAGTCAAGGAAAATATGTGTTATAATCTATTGTCTCCTTAAGGGATCCAAGCCTTAACGATTGTTTGTTAAGTTCAATTCCTTATTAAGTAAATAAAAAACCTTAAGGATACCGTCATTATACACTAGGGCCTATGAGTTTCCTATTTTTTTGAGGCCCGATATAAGTATATATATAGCAAAGCTCTGCGATTTTCCGACCCCGACCCCCCCACGCGCGCGCGCGGGCCCACGCACACGCACACACGCGCACATACGCGCGCACATACGCACACGCGCTAGAATAGCGAACCACTTTTCCCTATTATAACGATTTTTTTCTGTTATTGAGAATAGATCTCATTAAGGTTATTGCGACTGTGTCTCATTAACTATTAGGGAGGTAATTTGGGTTCAGTCTCATTAAGAGGCTTCTTATTGAGAAAACGCCATAAATGGGTCTATATTGCCGTATATGGTCTTTTAGTGGTCTATAAGTATACTGACTCTCGCNTTGATTGTTCTGCAATATCTTTTGTAAGTTGCTTATAATCAATAACTTAGGTTGTTTTGATACATATGTTCACTAAAAAAGCTGTCAAGTCNATTATTGAATNNNAAATCACGATTTATGAAACCTTTTCTTACTTATTAAGGGAAACTAGTGAACAAATGTTTAGTTTCATTTTNAGTGANTNGAGGTTCAGAANNAGNGACTTGTNNGANNNGANNAAATTTGGTAAGCTTCTCGGCATAGTTTAATTACTATATCGTTCTTTTACATAGCATTTTAAATAGTCTCTTATTGAAACTCTTAAGTAATAATTAATCGAAACTCGGCGAATATCCGAGAAGAGAAAGCAAGGTTTCTAATCCTTCGAAAAGATTAGATATATTTTACCATCAATAAAAGTAGCAACGCTTAGACCGAATCCCACGGCTAAGAAGGAAGATTTTAGAAGTTTGCAACTGCCCACGATAGAGACCGAAAAAACGCCTTAGACGCTAGAAAATCAGTAGGATTTTTTAGAGGAATATCTAAGTAAAATGCATCCGATTTTTTACCCAAAAATGTGGAATTGATAAGCCCGTTTTTAAGTAAGATAAAATAGCTCAGACAATAGCTGTAACGGCGAATGAGAATAAATAACCTACTGATATTGAATCAGTGGATAGATCGGATTTTTACAAAAGCTTAGGAAGGTTGGATTTACACTCTAGCCTTTCCGATCAGTGACTAAGAGCCTAAGGCGACCGAAAGCTGATCAAATGCAACTAATGGATCGGGAAGTCCCGATCTGTTAGGTTGTATTGAATTAATATGAATTGATTCAACTCAACTTAACTTATGCAAATAAAACAATACAAAACTAGATTCCAACAGCTTGAACAAAGGCAATGGATCAAACAAATAATAAGGAGAATAATCAAATGACAATATCAATAACAGAGGAATTATTAGACAAAACAAGTGATGTAATTATCACTCAAGACACTCTAACAAATAACTATAGAGTTTACCAAAGNCAAAGCAACGGACAATGGCTGATGGCAATAGTAACCCCAGAAATGGGAGAAGCCATAAGCAAACAAATGGAAATAATGGAGGAGAATCACGAGAAACAATTAAGGGAAGCAATAACAATATAAAATAATGACAACAAAACTAATAAAGAAAAAGGAAAAGTTTGATATCCATCAAATGATTACCGACAAAATAGTAACGGCACTAGAGCAAGGCAAAGTAGCTTGGCAAAAGCCGTGGACTAGTAGCGTTGAAGGGGCTGAAGCACCATTCAATTACAAGACAAAGATAAAATACAGTGGACTGAATTGGTTTCTATTGAGTATGACTCACTATAGTTGTCCCGAATGGATAACTGCAAAGCAACTCAAAGAGAAGGGAGCTAGATTCAACGAAGGAGAAAAGCCGAGTATAGTTACTTATAGTGACTCTTTATTCTTTGAACACGGAGAGAAAGGAAAGCTAGGCAAGAAGCTCACGATCGGCAAGCCGTTCAACAAGGGGCAACTAGTAAACAAGGCAAGAAGGAATGAGATAAAGCAGATATGGTTCGATAAGTATTACAAGGTATTCAACTTAGAGCAGACAACCTTGGCTAGTGAATCAATTATATATAAGAACAAGCCGAAGAAAGTGAGCCGACTAAAGAAGAATAGAATGTGCGAGAAGATCGTCAAAGATATGCAGAATCCACCGACAATAAATAGGGAAGTGAATAGCAACCGAGCATTCTACAGACCGAGTGCTGATGCAGTAACGATGCCGAACTTGGATACATTCAAGAATCGAGAGAGCTTCTATACTACATTATTCCACGAGTTAGGTCACTCAACGGGTCACGACACTAGACTAAAGAGAGGACTGACCAAGCAAGTAGCCTTCGGCGATAAGAACTATGCCGAAGAGGAATTAGTAGCCGAAATGACGGCGAGTTTCCTTGGAGCTGAAGTAGGAATACTTAACGACGCTCAGTTCGATAACTCAGTAGCTTACATTCAGAATTGGCTGACTGTATTAAAGAACAATAAGAAGCTCATCTTCAAGGCATCGGCAAGAGCCAAGAGAGCATACGATTACATCTTAAACAAATAAAATTATGACAATCAAGAACAATATAAATACAAACTTCATTAAAATAAACCCGACCATAAAGGTAAAAGAGAGAAACAATTACGGCAATACTTTATATTATGTCGTGGATTATGATCAAAACGAAGCTATAGGAGCTTTGACGAAACAAGAAACGCTGACACATAGGCAGTGTAATGCCCTTGTTGAACTTGGATTCAATGTTGAAGTTGAAAATCACCAACCATTTAGAAAATAAAATTATGAAAATAGAACTAGAAACAGAAACAACATACGAAGTCACAGTCCACGAGACTGTTGTTAAAACATATTTCCTTAGAGGAAAAACCAAAAGAAAAGCATTGGATAAATTATATGGTCACAAATATGACAATCCAGTTAGAGAAAAAACAATATCAAGTGATATATACGAGACAATAGAAATTAATTCAGAACCATACGAAGAAGTATATGAAGGATAAATGGGCAACAACTTGGTATGATTTGGTTTCCGAATCAGAACAGTTGATAGAAGCAATGGGAGAAGGTGGGCTTGAATGCTTTACGCCGAGCCAACTTATGTCGATGAATATTAAATCTATTCATTTAGAAAAACAAGCAGAAGCTATACAAAAATCTTGGAAGCAAAACAGAACTGATGAGATTTGGGACGTAGCCGTAAAAAGAGACAGAGAAATTAACAAAACAACACAAAAAAATAAGGAGAAATAAAACTATGGGAAGATATTATAACGGAGATATAGAAGGCAAGTTTTGGTTCGCACTACAATCATCAGATGCACCGACTAGATTCGGTGGTTGGACAGAGCTATCGTTCAGCTTTAATGAAGACGATATCGATGGTGTAAAAGAAGAACTAAAAAGAATTGAAGACAAAATACCGATGGACAAGATCAAGAAATACTTCGAGACCAACACGGGTTGGAACGAAGAGAAGATATTAGACCAAGGATTCACAGTAGCAAATCTATCAGACTATGCTGACCACGAAATTGGAACTAGGATACTTAAATGCATAGAGCAAAACCAAGAATGCAACTTCACGGGACAACTATAATATGGAGATACAAATATACGACATAGAATATTGCTGGTTCGATGAACCAAACAAGCCTAGATTTACGCAAGTATCTGTAGGCTTTTGCCCATTCGAAGAGTGGGGAGATGATATGGATGAGTGGACATCAGACCAAACAAGATTTGACGAAAGCATCTTTCACTTCTTTGAGAATATCGAAGAGCTAAAGGAGCATACTGTCAACGATGACAAGGGAGAGTTCCTTATAAAATCTTACGAGCCATTCGAAAAGCCCTTTGATCCAAGCACAATATAAATAATAAATAAATATGAAAACAGAAATAAATAAAAATTACTGCTCTTATTCTGGTGAAGATATAAGTTCTAATAAAGATGTTCCTATCTTAATCTGGGAAACTATCATTCCAAAAGACAAATTAAAGGAAGAACTCAACTATCTTAAGGGATTATCATTCAATTTGGATTTAG